TGTGGTGTCATCTACACTTGTAACTAAAAAATAACGGTTAGGATGATTGTCTCCTACTATTCTAATTTTATCCTGAAACTCAACAGGTGTATTAAAGTTAAATACAAACTCATATTCATCTCTAGCTTGTATTCCACCACCAATTAATACTTCTCTATATTTTTCATGAACGAAACGAGCAGGAAATTCACCAACTAATACAGAGTCAGAATAAGTACCACCAAACTCATCTGTAAAAGTTTCTATTCTATATAGCTTTACCTTGTCAGTTAAGAAATAAGATGCATTTACTACTCTTAGTCTATCTAATAATGATTGTGGTACACCCATTATAAAATCGCAAAGCTCCTAAATTTACCTGCCATTTGTATACAGTTCTCTTGAATAGTATGCAACTGGATCTTCATCTTTCCATCATCAGTGTTTGCAAGATTAGCAGCTATACTTGCTTTTAGTAACCAAGCTTGTTTTGTTGCAGCTCTAACATCATACTTCTCTACCTGTACATAACCAGAATCTTGCCAGTTTAATCCAAAACTATCTACTGGAATAGGACCATCAGCAATAACTTGACCAACAGCAAATCCAGTTTGAGGAAAAGAAGGCTCATTTGGACCACTTGTTCCAGCAATAATACAAAGATACATTCTTCCATTAGGAGTGGTAGGAACAACTATATCTCCTACCTTATAAGCGTAATTTGCTGTCCAAGTATTAAATCTAACGTGCTGATCTATAAGTCTTGCTAACTGATTTGTTTCTAATTCTGGAAATAATGTCGCTTGACACAAATCTGATAGTTCTTTTATAGCTTGTAATCTTGTTAGTGGCATTTCTTAATTCCTATTTAGTCTTATATATATTTTACGATATTATAGTTAAAGAAAAAAGGAGAGGATTTCTCCCCTCCTTCTTTATAATCCCTCCCAGGATTAGTTGTTAGCAACAAGAACTGCAATAGATCCACAAACAGATGCTGTTGGAAGATCATGATACTTGAAGCCAAATCTTTCAGTTGCTCTGAAGAACAAGGAGTCAGAGATGAAGCCAGCTTGATCAGATACTTGAATTCTAAGATCACGTCTTGAACCCATAATAGCACCAGTACTCATATTACCAAACAATGCAAGAGCAGTGTCAGCAGCAGGAGTTGGATCTTGTGAAAGAACCTGAGTATAGATGACAGGATAACCGAACAATGTTGGGTTAGGTCCTGGAGCTGCAGTAAGGTCAAAGAAACCGTTACCACTAAGAGCATCAAGGTCATTACAAACAACCTGTTGGAAGAATGCACGGTTCATGTAGAATGCACACTGACCTGGACGATCTGCATACTCAGGAATAGCAGCAGTTAATTTTCTGAGGTCAGCAAGAGTTGTTGCGTTCCAACCACCAGTTACGTTAGCACCAGTGTAAATCCAACCTGCATTAGCTCCACCGTTAACACCAGCAATCTGATTAACAACACCAGTAATACCACCATAAGTGGATGTACCGTCACCTAAGAAGGTAGCAAGGTCTTCATTATATGCCATTACATATGCCATATCTTCTGCAAGAGCTGCTCCAACATCAACAATGCTGTCCTCATTAAGTTCAGAAGAAACTTGTGTAAGAATAGCAAGCTTTTTAGCAAGAACTTGAACATTAGAGAATGTAATTTGACTTGCAGTAATGTTGGTGTTTTCAGCTGGCCAGTAAGCAGTGGTTGATGCACTGTTCTTAGGTACATTTAAGTTATCAGAACTCATACCCATAACACGAGCATTTTGTCTCATAACACCAAATTTATCACGAAGGAAGATAACTTCACGAGCAAGAATCTGTGGAACTAAATATCCACCGTCTGCATCTGTAGTTTCATTCTGACCTTTAGTGTAATAACCATTTTCAACTAACCAGTTATGAGCTTTCTTGTCATTACGACCAACCATTTTAGCCAACTGACCAAAAGCATAACCCATCTTTTCTTTGTCAGCTCTTGTTTCAGGAGAGAAAGACTTCACGTTTTTGTAGGATGAAGATCCTGGAATAATAATATCACTCACTTTTTTTACCTCAGCATCTACGGTTGTAGATGGCTTAAATTCATTAAGAGCCTTGAGCATAGTAGCTTTTTTATCAAGCTCTTCATTTTCATCTAATAAAGATTTAGCAGCAACGAGGTCTCCCTCTTCCTGCTCTAAGATTTCAGTAGCCTTGATAGCATTTTCACTAATCTTGGCTTGGATTTCTTCAAGATTCATTTTACTTTCCTTTTATATCTGTGTACTTTAGATATGGAATGATTTAGCTTTTTCGAGTAAGCTTTTTCTCAATTCAGCTTCTTCATCATTTGTTTTTATTTGTGGTTCTTGAGATGGTTCAACATCACGCTGAACATTCCAAACCAGATTTGCCAATTTTTTAGATTGACTTCGTGAAATATTTCCTACATCTCGCAGGATTTTCTCCACTTCTTTAACAGATGAAAGCTCAATATTCTTCATAGCTTCATCCATCATCATTACAGACTCATCTACCATTGCAGCAGACATATCATCAGCTTTCATTTTGTTAAACAAATCTAATGCTAACATATGGAATTTTGTAAGAATAGCATCTGCATCTTCAACAGTTCCATATTCTAATACACTTACCATAGCATATTTAAGTTTCATTAACAAACATTTCATACCATATTTAAAAACATCAAGGTTAGAGTCTTCAAATACAGTTTCAGCAATCATAAGAGGATTAGAACCAACACTGATAGAACCTTCGACCATACTATCAATATCGTCGTATTCTTCCCCATCATCACCTTTAGTAGTGTTCATTTTGTCGAACATCATATTCATATAAGCATCATATTCTTTATCTTCCATTGCGGATAACTCTTCTCTGGAATAAGGAATAAATCTACCCATCTCATCAAAATATCTTTTTACTGATGCCATATTTCTACTCTCCGCTGGTTGTGGTGTTAAGGATGCCTCAGCTAAATTCCATCTTTTAATCTCATATGATTTACCAACTTTTTCTCTATCAACCATATGACTTGCAGCTCCTGAACTAAATCCTAATTTACCTTTTTGAGCAAGATCATATATCATCTTTGCATATTCATCAGCTAAATCTAATTGAGCCTCGTACCAAAGACCATTATCAGTCATTTTGATAGTGCCATAACCAATCTTCTTAGTTTTGACTACTGGATCCATACCGTGATTGTAATAAAGACCTAACTTATGAGAAGAGCCATCAAAGAACTCCATACCAAAGTCTGTATCTTTCGTAAAATAATCTCTCTCAAGGTCAGTGTCATTAGCTGATCCAAATCTTACTAAATAACCTTTGACCATTCCACGACCTGTAGCTTTAAGCTCAGAACCTTGAAAAATCTTTACACTCTTTATAGGATCAGGAATTACATTTAATGCATCAGCTCTATGTACTACTGTTTGATCTGTAAGAATGTCATTACCATCAGAATCTCTTTGAACAAGCTTAATAACATAAACAGGATCTTTCTCAGTGCCAGTAAGAGTGTATTCAGAGATGCTACTACCAGCTTCTCCATCTTTTTTAATATCAACAATCTTACCTTGAGCTTTACCTCCAGATGCATTCCACTGGACATAATCTCCCATTTTCAAATCTTCTACACTTGCTTTTAGATTAAACATAGATTTTTTCCTAATAAATAAGCTTCTTCTAAACTTATTTTACGATATTCTCTTCTTTTAAAAAGTATCATTCATTTAAGGTTATATCCATATTCTTTGTTTTAAACGCTGAACACAAGCAAGCTATCATAACCAACAATCATTTTAGTTATTTGTAGCTCTAATTTATATCCACATTCTTTTAAGAAATCAAAGCAATACTGGTGTAAATCAGGTCTGTGAGTACTAATAAATACTGTCTTGATCTTTTTGTTTTTAAATAAATGTTCACTTGATGCTAATATTGCTCTTTCACTATGATCAACATCCATATGCAAAATGTCAAGTTCTTCTATGTTGTATATCTCCAAGAGTTGTGATAAAGTAAGTATTTGTTTTTTTGTAACTAGAAGAAACTCACTACCACCAGGAAGAGAACTAGCATCAAGATCTTTTTTAATAAGTTCTCTATCACCTATGATATAATCGCAAAAAAGAGCTTCATGATCGTTTAGATGGAAATGTTCTTTACCTCTTATCATATGACGATCATTAGGTTCAACACATACTACTTGTGATCTTTTGTTATGCTTTTTACACATA